AAAATGGTACACTATGCTTTAGTCTGGTATCTTTCGACACCAGTCAGGGCTACGCTAATTAAATTTGTGACCAATAAAACCGGACTGACTACCGGGAAAAACTTGGTCAACAAGTTTAAATTCGGCGCAGTCCAGGAACCTTGAAAGAACTGGTTCCCCCCATCGGCCACAGATGGGTAGAGTGATATTTCCTGCTAGCTCACTCTTTAAAAGCTACATTTAATTACTTAGGAGTTTCTGTCTCCAAAGAACCCGCTTAGACAGCAGGTGCAGACGATTCATAGTACATGCGCGGAAGTCCTGTAAAGAAGTAGAACTGTAAATCTTCACCTCCAGCGGCATATACATCATAGGTTGCCGTATCGGACACTGCGCTATTACTAGGATAGTAAACGCGGTAATCCCAAGGGGCTTCCCATAATTGAATATCGGTATAAGCAGCAGTTTTACCCGGCGAAAACCGATAAGGAGTATAATAAGGTAATTCAACCTCCAAAACACCATTAACCGAGTTCACAGCCAAAGTAGTACCAAGACTACCAGGCATAGGATCTCTGTATCTGGGCAAAGAAGGGGAAACACCTTGATATCCTTGCACTAAATCGTGTCTTGCTTCATCAGCTGTTGCATAAGCATCAAGTGTTTGACGATCAAAAGCATATTCAGTGTCTGTGGGTATCAGGGGAGCTCGTTGTACATCAACACGATCTCCACGATCCTGAAATCCTCTTGGAATGAGCTTGTAACGAATGGTACCTCTCCAGCCAGAATACGCACATTTAACCCAGTGTAACAATAAAGTGTTCACATAGTTATATGGCGCAAGAGCTGCAGTAGTATCAACCGCATTAGGTACATTTCCTCGAAAATACGGGAACATGGAAAATCGACCAGAGATAACACTTTGAGTGGCAGAAGTCTTTGGAATTGTATTCCAAAGAGCATACCTCTTCAAAAGTGGTCTCAATGACGTTATAGATTCTCCCCAAAAGACCTTATTCAAATTAGAATCTTCTGCTGGTGGTAATCCGACAATTGTTGTTGAAGATTGTTGTGGTGCATCTAACTCCTCAGTGTTCTGACTCTCGGGTACAATCTCACCAGACTGTGGTTCAAGAAGTTCTCCACTTTGAGGAGCAAGAACGAAATTAGAAAATCTACTTTCTGGAACGGCAACTTCAAAGTCGTCACCCATTGACACAAAGACGTTAATCTCGATGTCATTGTTGACAGTACTATTAGGAGTTGTAAGTTCATTAACAACAAAAATACCAAGGACACCGTTACCTTCTTCTTTAGCAGTGTATCTCGTAGAAGAATACATTTGAGTTACACTATCTACACCTGGATTATGGTGCGGTAAGAAAGAAGTGTCCTGTCCCATACCTACCTCAATAGTGAAATCTTGCTCTTCAGCAATATCCACAATTTTAAGATAGTTGGTATTAAATTCGGAATATCCTAGATACGTATTGTTCGCAATAAAATTGGGATCATATACAATCTTCAACCTTCCTTTGTGAAAACTAGAAGCAACGATTTGAAATCGAAATTTCATCGAACCCTTCCAATATTGAAAAGGAAGAGCTGCAAAAGCACAAGCTGGAAAGTGAAAAGAAACTGGCGGACCTGAATCCTCAGCCCAAATGACTGGATCAACACGTCCATTCCACAATAACGTATCTGGGGCTGCCCCAATTGCCCAAGAAAATGTAGTGAGATATGACTCTCTCTTTGCAATCTCTCGGATATTAAGGGGGTCAGCCGGACCTAAACCTGCAATTCTAGGGTCAATAGAAAGTTCTTGCTTTTCATCAACTGTTAACTTCTGAGCATTATCAGGAGTATTAGTGACAGCTAGCGAACTAATTGCCGTAGGTCTATAGGGTTCAGGGGCTTTGGTAATTGGTGGTCGACAATATCCGAAGATTTTAGCCATAGCTGCCACTGCACCAGCACCAATTTCTGTAGCTGTAGCAAAAGGTCCGATATATGGGACTCCTTGCAAGTATGCTGCATATTTGGCAACTGAAGTGGCAGGACCACTGATCATTCCCTCATGATTTGCTTTCTCAATTTCGTCTTCTCCCATCTCACCAGACTGAGGAGATAGAGTATCTTGATCGACAGAAGTCAATACACTCATACTCACATTTTCGGCCCAGGCAAAGACGGAAATAGTTACAACATCAGTAGCTCCATTAGCATGTTTCAAGTCATTAAGAGTTCTAAAATATAACTGTCCAAGTTCGCTCCACTGTGAATTAGGTACATCACAGTAGTTAGCGTAATTGAAAAATGGTAACTTCAGTTCTCCACCACTCGAAGTAGTAGGATCTAAAAAGATGTGTGGCATCTGAGAAGCTTGGACCAAATCGGACCGCACAAGAGCAGCCATAGTTGTCAATTGGTCCCAAACATCAAAGGGAAGGTAGCTAACTAGCATACGTCCATATTGAAAACCGTTTCCATTGATTACAACTTTAACCTTGAGGTCAGCTTTCATCAATTGAAAATTGGTGAGACGATTAGCAACTCGTGGGTTATCAAAGTACAAACTCCACGGATTGATATCAAAATCAACAGCAGCACTGGTAGACCATTCTGCTTCATGAATTTTCACTGGACGTGAAAAGAAATTTGCTAAGGTAGCTGTGTCCGTATCTTGTAACGAACGAGTTGGATCCATTGTAGACTCGACATCATACATATAAGGGTCATGCTGGTCAGAAAATTGAACGTTCTGGTACTCAGTTTTATTTGACACTTTAAAAATGTTATTATCGTCTGTGGTTGCATCCTCACCACTTTGACACTCCAAAATCCTGCAAGCTTCATCCAAAATTGCTATAGCGTCATCTTTGGGAGGGATCTCCGTATTATCGAAATTCGACACACGTCGACCCAATTCCCATCGATGTTTATGCCAAAGCTTATCGAAGCGATTAGGGTTAATTTTATACTTGCGAAGGTCAGACAAGACTTCAAAAATGGTTGGGTAAATTACATACCCGGATTTATTTACATTATCAAAATTGTTAGTAAGCGGTATTTACAATCCTCAAGCATTGCTCAGTGCGAGAGGTGGTGTAGTTTACATTGTGGTGACGAGCCACTCCTCTAAATAGAGGTACTCCAAGGGTAGAGTGTCTACATGTACAAAGCCTAAAACATAAAATAAAAAGTACACAAAAGTATTATACATCTTGGTATCCATATATACACAACTGTTTTGCGATTCCGTAGAACCCAGATCAGCAACTGGGCGTGCAGACTTAAGTCTCTACACCAAACTTGGGGTTTCGTCTTCCTCCAAATCTTCTCCAAGATATTTGTGCCTCCAATGGTTGACACGCTTATCATAGGATACATCTAAAGCAGGACAGAGATGTTCAATTTCACATTTCCGTGCAACTAAACGAAGTTTCTCTCGACGATCTTCAAAAACTTCACGACCATAATAGAACCAGTCATGAAGAGAACTTTCAATGTTTTGTGCGCTATGCATTTCGAGAGTAAGTTCTTTTGAGAGCAAATGTGCGTGCAATCTTTTATAGATAGATTCTTCAGACAAAAGTCCTACCTTTCTTCCTAGATCAGAATTGAACACACAAGAGCGTTTCAAGAAATCAACATCTTTCTCAGTCATGTAATGAGTAGGTGTAGACTCCTTATCGGGCATGGTAAATTTCATGTCGTGTTTGCTTAACCAATTGGCATAAGTGATGTGAGTAAACTCACCACAGCTAGCACTGACAGTACCAATAACATCATCACCATACGTCAAAAACGAACACTCAGTCTTAAAATCTTTCTCAGGATAGATTGTATAAAAACAACTTCTCAAAAGAAGAGAATTGACCAAAGAATTAATAATGACAGTGAGATTTTGCCCAGAAGGATTTGTACCAAAGAGTTGAATCAAATCACCATTGTAAGCCATAACAGGATAGACAATTTCATGCACCATCATTTTCATGAGATGAATGTCTTCGTCAGAATACCCGTCACACTTCTCTGCAATATCAATTAAAATATCAAAAGCAGCAATAGTAACCTGAGCAGGCATACGAACATCATACTTACTATAATCACCAGCAAGAACACGATCTTTGCCTTTACTCATGGCAGCTTCCCATAATTCTTCCCATTCGAGTCCTTCAGCATTAACTCCAACAGCACATTCGTACAAAATGGGATTCATTTGAATAATTCGGACAATAGGCAAGAAATACATACGAACAAGCAACTGTAGAACAAGAGGAGCACTTTGAAATACTCTAACTTTATCTTTAGTCAACTTGGTTGCTTCATCTTTCAAACAAGATTTCCAAATCATATAACATCGACGTCCTTCCTTCAAAATAGACACAATGTTTTCGAATTCAGCCCACACTTCGGGAACAAAAGTACGGGGTTTTCCAATCTCAAGATGGTCTTTAGGATCAAGATCTACAAGAAGTGGATGCTTGCTTCCAGACAACGGAAAACCAGGAGAAGATGAAAAGTTCATGGGATCAATAAATTTGACCCCAATTAATCCACAAACTGTGGCAACTCTCGACAATGGTTTAGCAGTGAAGAGTTCAGGTATTTTCTGTTTCAATCCAGTAGTAAGATCTTTAATGGACTTTACAGATTTGGCCAAAACACTTCCAATTGGGAGACTGGGTACTGCAGCATGAACAAGTGTTGCTTGATAAGGGTATCTTCCCTTTCCCTTCATTTTAGGAGCACCCCATTTCTGAGGTACACCAAACACTTCTTCCACAGCATCCGACATCATAGTCGGAGCTACATTGCTGTGAGGTGTGGCTTTTCCACTTGTTTTCCCATAAACATCAATACAAGCACCTTCCGTTAAATAATTAACAGCACTCTTAGGATGAATTTCAGGACCCTCAAAAATAGGTTTTCCGAAAGTAGAGCTAGGAAAATCACCCATATGAGGAACAAGATCACCACAGGATGCAGACAAAACTACTCCATCAACACTAGACAACTCGCTAATAGCAAAATTAATCTGTGAAGCAGTCAGTGTACCACACCCACCAAGCTTTCCCTTGCCACCTAAATGAAAGCCCATGATCATGGAACCACGGGCATCACTAATAACAGGTGACATACACATACCAGCCTTGGTTTCAATCGGTAAATCATAATAACTCCCCATGAAGACAGTTTGAGTATGTGCAACTCTACTAGTACCTTTAAACAACATTGGTACAGCTTGTAGAGCAGTGTCCATGATTTCTCGTGTGACTAACTTAGCTGGACTCCTTCTTAGAATATTTCCCTCAGGCAAAAACTTTCGAAAATCTTTCATAGAACCACCCCCTGTAACAAAACAGAGAGTAAAATCAGTGAGAGGGATATCTACTCGAAATGCCTTAGAGATTTTGTCCCGAAAGAAAGATCCAACTTTATCCATCCCATTTTTGTAACACCTAATACTAACATCACGATCTCCATGAAATTGGAGAAAATGTGTTGGTACAAGCATAAAATTGGAACAAATATAAAAGCCTAACGAAGTCTTATTCAAATCAGACACAATACCTACTAAATTGGTTCGCATTGAGCTTGCCAGATCGGAGGATGTTGTGGTCTTAGATGGTTCAGACATTGGTAAAGGAACAGTTTCTGCAACCAACCAAGGGTTAACTGCATCATTACGTTCATTGACTTCATCAATATTATCTGGACTCAATCCAGTTTGAGTTTCGAGTTTCGTATAACGAGATTTCATGGTAGCTAAAATGAGTGAAATGGCACCTAATCCAATAATTGCATACTTAAATTGCCAACGCTGAGTGTATGAAACAACAACATCTTTAAGTTCAAGAATACGATTTCGAATCATGTGCTTATAAGTCTGGATCGTAGCACAGATATACCAATATGTAACTCCGATAAAAAGGAAAATCCAAACAACGGAGAACCTTGGCAAACCATAGCACAAAACTAACATGGATCCAAAAATTCCACTCACACCAGAGATAAGAGATTGTTTAATGTCTTCACGCCAAAACAGAAGGCAAAACTTCAAAACAGAAGGATGACAAATAAATCTCTCAGGCATAAAATCAATACGTTCCCACCGCATACAAATTTCATTTGCAGCAAGAACTGTACTAGTCTTAGCCCGTTCGTAGTATCCCTGTACTACTTCAGCCTTTCTGTGGTAGTATCCTCTGGCCTTCCCAGAGTAATACTCCCACTCCCCTGAATGTGGTTCCAAAATTTCATGGGGTTCGAGAGTAGACTCACTCTCTGCTGCCGTCACCGGTACGCAATCACAATAACACATAGAGCATTGTTGACATTTCTCAGGAATTTCTTCTTGATTAGCCAAATATTGCTCCTCTTCAGTAAAATGTTTACGTGATTGTAATTGTACCCACCTCAAATACTTCTTAACGGAAACACGAGTCATTTCAGCACCTTCAAACTCAATTGGTTGAAATGCATCCATTTTCACATGTCTACAGTTAAGAGCAGTGTACACACGAACAGTCAAATACCAAGCATCAGGACAAGATGTGCGTCCATAGAGTTTTTCAACTTTTTCTTTGTTGAGAATTCCATTAACACAACACTCTTCCTTTGGTTCAACTTTAACGTGATACATACGTCGAAGAACTGATTCTGGCTCATTGGAATATTTCGCAGCATTCAAATGTTCAACATTAGTCGACACAATACAAAAGTAGGGATTCAAAGAAACCTTTCCTTTTAAAAAGACATCAGCCATTGGAGCTAAATATCTAATATTGTTAATGACTTGAATCAAACGATAAGCTGGTGAAAAATCCATAAAGTCTTCTTTGGTGTTGGCAAAGTCATCAAAAATGATTGCATTAATATGGGAACGAACTGAAGAAGCAAACTTGTCATTGTCTGCCCAAGTAGCAATTCGATCTTTTTCTGCACTCAAATTATTAAACTTCAAGCCCGCATTCACTGTTAAATTGGTCAAGGATGATTTTCCACAACCAGATTGTCCAAATAGACATACAGCAAAAGGGGCAACCCGTAAACCACCACGGGTTCGCAATTGAGTAAATTCAGTCTCATTATCGCGCAAACGATCCATACGATCTGAGATATACTTACGTTCAAAAGTTTGGGTTCTTTTAATAAATTTCAAAAGATTGTCTCCATACTCAATTGCTTTCTTCAGGCGAGATTCGTACTCATTGTCATCAATATCAGTGTATTCACGAAGATTTCCTGTGAGGGCATATCCATGACATGCTCTAATTTCATTGTACATTCTATCAAACTCGGTAATTTTGTCGTCTTCCATAAAGAAAGCTGACACTTCACCAGTCTGAAATACTCGCCATCCGCCCTTCATAAATCCTGAAACTGCTTCATAAAAAGCCTCAAAAACATCACCTGCACACAACTGCTTCTTTGATACAATGGGTGAAAACAACGAAACATTACCTAATTTAAAGGTTAGATCTGCAGTAGCACACATACCAGAAGAAACAATCACATTGATCAAGTGAGTAAATTTCTTAGCAATAGAAGAGCTTCTGAACTCTTTCCAGTTAGAAAAAGCACCATCCATAGCTTGATGCCAGGTAGTATCTGAAGTTTCTCCATCTTGAGTATCTAATATGGCTAGACCTTCATCAGTTTCTCTCAATGCATTAGCTCCAAAAGCTTCTTCCAACATTTCTTCTACACGGGCTGTTCCATCATCACTAGTCCAATCAGAAATGTAATCAATCCGCATTAACTGTCTATACAAGTAGAGTGGCAATGATTCTTTAACATGCGCTTGCATATATTGAACAATTGCAGCAATCATACCTCTTTTAGTCTTTGCATCTCTCAAACTTTCAAAAAGACACCAAACTTGAATTGCCTCCTTTAGAAAAGGATCCATTTGCATGGTTCCCATCTGTGGTTGCAAAACTGGTCTAGTTAATCTTCTGAACCAAGAACGTAGAAGAAAGAAACTGTCAATGCCAACACACACGGACAAGACTATCTTAGAAAAGAAGTTAATCCATGGTACTGTAGTATCGACAATTTGCGGTTGGTAAAATCCAAAACACACTGTCATCCAAACAAGGAATAAATGAATAGGTGGAAAATCCCAAACAGGATTGAGAATTTTCTTCTCTTTCCTGGCGCGACGTCTTTCGCACTTTGAGCAGTAGTTTACCCCCTTAGAGGCAGTTGAGCCCTGCTTAGCCAGTCTCAACTTTTGGGTTTGGGTGGCGCGATTGCAATTTCCTCGACTCATCTTTCATAAAATATGAAGCGACGAGCCAAAGAAATATTCCGCGCAGTGGCCTGCGTAGGAATAAATCCTTTGGCAGTCGACACAGCTCCTTTGGCTTCTATAAATAGAAGTTTAATCAGGTCCTTCAACAAGTGCTATTCCCCAGGCCAGTGCAAATGCACATGGGACACTCTCAGGACACAAGTTAGCAAATCTGTGAAAGCATAGTGCTCAAATGGAACTTAATCCAGAGCTATACTACACGCAGACAGAATTCACGCTTGCAACTGAGTCTCGTCTGTGGTTGGGTCCCTATCCGAAGACGTTTCCCGAATTTCCTGTACTCATACCCAGGTGGAGTTTACGATTTGGTATAACCGACGTTCGCACAACGCCATCATTAATCACCAAGCGAAGCAAGCTTAACGACATGGCATGCTGTTGATTACAGCTTATATCTTATGGACATTGAGCTTCCATATGATAAGTAAAAGCTTTGTGAACATATAATACAAATAGTGTCAGCTACAGACTGACAAAAACAAAATACATAGAATCAGATTTATTTTTATAGGTTTTCTTCTGATTTCAATCACAAAGTGGTTAGATATGTTTAACGTCCTTCTCAGGACTGCGACGGGTAGTCTAATTCCGTCATACTTGCATAAAAGAATGAATTTAATCACTAAATAGATACTTGCTTGTTTGGGGCGGACCCCAAATAAGCAACACATCGCCATATATGAGGCTGACCTCATATAGG